CTCATTATTGAGGCGATGTAATCTTCCGCAATGACAGAAAGGTGCCCCTGCATCTCATCGAGGAGCACCGCTTCTTGGTCTCGCATTAGCCTTTTTGGGGCATTTCGGCGCTTGCGGGTCTCAGCTAACTGGATTTGGCGCTCGCTAAGCTTTTTTTTTTGCCTTGGGCCGGTCTTCCTGGGTTTGTCTTTAGGGTTATCCTCGCTCGCGATTTCTTCTGCTTCATCCTCATGGTCAGTATTTTCCGGATCGTCTTCTTCGAATGGATTTTCTGGCTTTGGCTGCTCTCTCGCAGTTTCGGGGTCCGCTTCCGGGAGCTTGTACCTCGTTCGAACGTGCTCCTCGAGCCTGTCATCCGGGATAATTATACCGTCTTTAGTCAACAAACTAAGCACCGTGGCAAACTCTTCTCCGGCCTTGTCTGATACACCGCTACACGACAGAAATGGATAGTCTTCTTGAGGGCCGAAGTTGCGATCCACAATTCTGCGAATCATTCCATTTTGAGCGTTGAACTCATCACAAACTAGCTCACCGACGTACTGAACCCCATCAAGGAAGAAGTCACTCAAGTCAGATCCGAGAGCGTAGGATCCCCCGGGCGCAGTAGCTCCGAGCTCTAGGAAATTCGCCAAGAAGTTGAACACCATTTCCTGGTTTTCCCCATTAATGGCGGCTCGTATTTTTTGTGGGTCAAAATCGTTTTTAAAGGTTTCTAGTTTATAGCCTTCTGGAATTGCAGCGTAATTTTGATTGTGGCTAGTAATATCCTCAAGTAGCGCAATGAGAGCCTCTTTTTGGTTTGAGTTCTCTTTTCCTGCCGGGTAAGTTCCGACCGGCATCGGAATGGCATATTTCTCAATACCAATCGCCTCGAGCTTCAAATAGAGTTGCTTTCTGAGCCAAGGGCCATAACAAGCGCGAAGCATTGACTCACCTTCGTAGTTATCGCCTTCCTGCTCGATATTCATGATCATCAGATTGCGAGCATCCATTAAGACCGGATTGGGCCTCATGGTGTCGCCTTCGGCTATTTGCTCAAGGGTTTCTAAGATACCGGTCTCTGGGTTCAGGTTCCATTGCTCAATGCTCTTCGGGCTCCTCCAGCCTAATTGCCTAACGATATTTTTGGTCCCGACCTTCGGGTGATCGAACACCATGCCGTCCACCATTTCCAGCACTGAGAAGCCGTAATCAATCATTGTAAACAAGTCTGTTTGGGTCTTCTTCCAGGGCTTTACGAGCCCATGAAAAATATTCCATTGAACAAAATCTCGAATCTCTTTTTGCTTGTCTGTAGGGCTGGAGGGGGCTTGTACCTCCCACGTCGCAGCTCTTAATGGATTTTTAATAGCCCGAAGGCACATTTTGATGCGGGCATCGCTTCTTCGCATTTGGTCGAAAATATCGGCTGCTGGATTACCTTGGAGCTTTTGGAGGTATTCTTCAGCGAAATAACCGGCGTGAACTATGGTTCCGGACGAGCCAACCGGAGTGTTCATTTTTATCCGGATTGGATCGCGGACGATTAAAATATCGCTTCCGTCATCCTTAGGCTCTTGTAACTTTTTGCCAAAAAAACCCGAAAAGAGCCCCATTGTTTCCCCTCACCATTTATTTTCAGAGCTTTTCAAGCTCCCCGCTATTGTACCGCCTTCGCTTGACGTATCTCTAGTGCTTGGCGGAAATTTTCCAATGGCCCTGTCTTCTGACCGTCCGTAGTTAGCCAAAGCAAGACTATCAGAATGGTCAGGTGAACCCAACCCAGTTCGCTTCTTATATTCTTCCTTGCTTTCGATGTAGTATTTTCCTTTTCGGGTGAACTTGTAAAGGATCGTCGGAAGCTCTTTTGAGTATACACTCTCGTTCGGTAAGACAATGTGCGTCTTTAAGTCTTTGGCAAGGAGCACAAATACCTTCGATTTAATGTTCTCATATTGGAGTTTGTCTTCTTCGGCCAGGGAATCCTTTTCGGTAAACCCTCCCCCAAAATGAACCTCTCGAATCTCTGTGTTGCCGTCGATTAATTTGAGCATTTGGTTTTCTATGAGCATGTCCAGGACGCCGGCCCCGATGCCAGTCGCGTCAACGCAAATGCAGTCGACTCGCGGGAGCGCTTTTATTAGGTTCATAATTTCGCCAGCTATGACGGTTTCTCGTCTCTTAGTAAGCACTTTGGGTTTTTGCACGACGTGTCCTATCATTGTGGTTATTACGGTTTTGTCGGTTCCAAATCTCGCGCAGTCGACGCCAATACTAACAAACTGATCATCGGTGTCGGGCTCTCGGTACATAGCGCCCTCGACTACCCCGAGGGACATAAGCGCCATTTCATCTTCATCGGGCCATTCGCCTAATGCCTTGGACTGAAATAACGGGTGATCAATGCCCCACTCGAAAGCTCTTTCCATTACCCATCGCGTTGTTAATAAATAATCAACTAGAATGATGTAGCTATCGAGCCTCTGTAGTCGGTCGGCGTCAGATAGGGTCCTAAGATATGAGAGCTCGTCTTGGAGCTTGCCAAGGTCGGTAATTCCGTTCGCTATTAAATTAGGGGACTGAAAGCACGTTAATTTAATTGTGTGCCAGAGGCCAGAGACCCAAGCCTCGTAGGCGGGCGAAGCTTTACTCGTAGGGTTACAAATGGCGAACCAAAACACGTTGGCCGAAGTCATCATGCCCTCACCCTGGACCCACATTTGTTTTAGGATCCCCGTAGCTTCTTCAAATATCAACCTGAGTCGCCCGCGCCTGCCCGCCTTAAATCCCTGAAAACTTGACCCCGTACCCTGCCCTAGACCTCCTCCATCAGCCTGATCGCGTGGCTTTACCCCTTTAGCAAACCAATCCGCTGCGAGTCGCCATGCGACTGTTTGCATGTCACCGCCCAGCGGTTTTAGGCTATCTCGATATCCGGCTCTGATTTCCGACCAAAGAATGTCTCGGACCTGCCCCATCGTCGGCGCGGTAGATAGGCATTTGGACCGAGGGAAGCTCGGCGTCTCCCAAAGCACTATGCGCGCAGCAATCCATGATTTGCCCATATTGTGAGCAGAGCTAACGATAACTTTGGGCTTTGTAGCGACCGCTTCGAATACGGGAATCTGATGCTCATGGGGCTCTACCCCTTGGACGTACCGAAGGTGAGCGAGGCAATCATTTTGAAGCCGGTACCTTGCGTCTCTTTTTAGGCTTTTTGCGGGCATTCTTTTTAACTACTCGCTTCTTTGGTTTGTTTTTGCCGTACGTCTCCTCGTCAAACTCCAGCATGATTTGAGACCATGGCTTGCCTTCATCCGCCCCGCCCGGCTCTACTCGAATGTTCTGGGTTTCAGCCCAATCAGCCTGGCATTTGAGCCAGAATTGAATCATACCCGGATTTGGGGGCACGTTTTTAACTACAATTTTCCCGTTATGTTCGACCTCCCGTATGCCCATAGCGACTTGGAAAGCCATTTGAGCCATTTGAGATTGAGAATTCGATTTACCCCGCTCTATTGCGTCACTAATATTTGCGTTATCCTTCATGTAGCGCTCAAAAGACTTCTTGGACATGATTCGGTTTTTTTTAGTTTTGAGCTCTTTTATGTAAAACAGGGGCGCTATACGGCCGATAGACAAACCGTAGCCGGCCAGAGCCTCAATTTGGTCGTACTCTTCTTGGGTCCATTTTTTAGACTTCCGGCCGCGTTTTGCCATCAGCCCTTCTTTGCAGTTTTCTTGGGGTTGGCTCGGTGCAGTCTGTCTTGGCGCGATGTCGCCTTTACAACGCTAGGCTGTATGCGCTTGATGCCCCGTAGGTCACTGATGCCCCAATCGATGGAGTCGGCGAACTCTCTGATGAATTGCTCGGGGTCCTTATCGTCTCGGCCAGTAAAACAGTCGATAAAAATCTTTTGCTCTTGAGGGTAGGTATGCGTCGCAACATGGCCCCCATTCAAATGAATGACCACGCTAGCGCCTTGAGGGTAAATCTCATGCTTGGATTCAGTGACTACGTTTAGATCCATCTCCCAAGCTGCTAAGCGCGTATAGCGGGCAAGCTGAGCGATACTCAAAGACTGATTCGTCCCTCGATAAAACAACGTGGCTACGGCGTGGTTCATCATGATCCGACAGTCTCCCCATTATCCCACTTAAATTCACTTACTGGAAAATACTCCTTACATTTGTTGGCGCAGCAAAAAGTAGAGCCATAAAACTTTGGATCCCTAGCGTAGGTCTCCGCAATCCTGTTAGGCATTTTGGTTTCAACCCCGCATTTATCATGCACATAGCTGTGTCGCACAGGGCGCATAAATCCTTTTTTTATTTCTAACTCCGACAAAACCCAATGGTCTGTATGTTGACCTGAGACTGGATCCTTGGGAGCGGGCGCTCCTCGGTTTTCCGAATTGACTGCGGGTTTTCCTGAAAGTGTTTCTCTTTTCATTTTGATTCAGCCTTCCGTGTTATCGGGTCACTGTGGCGCTGGGCCTTTTGCTTAGTATACTCTTCCCAAGCCTTGACCATTATATCGCACTGCCCCATATCACCTTTGCCGACCTCGAGCCTATGTTTTCCCAGTAACCAAACGTCCCCGGCATTCGAAATGGTGTCGGGTACTGGCTCAGGCTCCGATTCGTCTTTGGGATCCGTAGGCTTTTTCGTCAGGCTCCTGATGTGGCCCTCAACCTTGGCTAGGCTCTTTGCTGGTAAGCCCGCTAGCTTTATGTCCATCCCCAAGTCTTGAAGGGTTTTAATGCCCTTAATGGTCTTCGAATCGTCGTAATCAAGGCTGCTGACGTGATTATCGGATAGCCGAGCAGCGACTCTTTCCACTTTGGTCATGTCATCGCGAATAATCACCGGAACCAAGGTGAGCCCTATTTGTTTCGCTGCCAGCCACCTGCCTACCCCTTTAATAATCTCGCCCGCCTCATCCGCTACTATGGGCT